CCCTCAATATTTAATTTCTCTCCAATACCGACACCACCAGTGACTACCAGAGCACCACCACTAGTATTACTGGAAGTTTGATCACTTAAAACTCTAGCTAATGCACCGACATATAAATTCTCACCAATACCAGTACCCCCAGTGATTACCAGAGCACCACTACTAGCATCAGTGGAAGTTTGATCACTTAAAACTCTAGCTAATTCACCGACATATAAATTTTTACCAATACCAGTACCACCAGTAATTACAAGTGCACCCTCTGTCTTTGAAGTTGAATCAGTATCTTTCTCTATTCTAGTTTCACCAGCAATAAATACACTCTTCGCAATTCCAACACCACCACTAATTCTTATTGCTCCATCATTACTATCAATTGCATTGGTGGTATTAACAAAATATGATGTTCCTGCTACAGATACATGCTGTCTAAAATAAGAATCTTTATGTACATCCAATCCCAATAAAGGATCTGTGGTTCCAATACCAACCGAACCTAATCCAGTAACTGAAAAAGTAGCAGTACTACCTATACCAACTTGTAATTGTGTTGCAGGTAAAGTGGTACCAATACCAACATTGGTCATTCTGTAGATACCAGTATTCAGTCCTACAAAATCACCCTCAACTCCCCATAAATCATTAGTGAATATTGTTGCTAAACCAGTTCCAGGTGCAACTTCACTCTGTGCAGTAGGAACAAGAGTATCAGTTCCAGTACCAAAACTGTTCCTTTGCATGAAATTTAATTCAGTAAAGGTCTGAGCAAGACCAGCAATTGGAATATAATTTTTTTCGTCTAAAAGTTTAATACCATCCTGAGTAAGACTAGGAGGTGTTGCTTGCCATCTAATACCAGTACCATCCCTCTTTAGCCAATAACCTTCAAGACCAGGAGATCCAGAAGAGTCGTAAATATTTCTAGCAATATGAGCACTACCATCAACCTCAAGTTTTAGTGGTCCTTGAGCAGATTCACTAAATTCTTCATTATCAACAGTCCAAGCTCCAAATATATCTGTTGTTCCAATTCCTACAGTACCACCAGCACTAACTAAGAAAGAAGAGTCAGAAGTATTAATGTGAAGTCTTTCATAAGGAATTGTATTTGCTATTCCAATATTACCACCATACTTTTCTAAATCTGCATTTAATGCAGTTCCACCAAGTCCAATCCGAAATCTTTTTGGTACCGTTAAATAATCTACAGATAAATCACCATAGATATTAACATCATCTGCAAATGTAGCTTCACCATTAAAAAATGATGTTCCACCTACAGATAAATCATTTTTTATAGTAATATTCTCAAAAGTATGAGTATCAAATTCGTAGAATAAATCACCATAGATATAAACATTCTCAAATACTGAATTACCTATTTGATTAAAATCAGCATTCTGAGTCATTATAATCCTCCTCCACCAACAACTTTTTTTGCATCCATATCAACAAGATTTCCAGCAATAGAACTAATTATAGCACCCCAACTTAATTTTAAATGTATTGGTAAATTTCCTGTCGAACCATCAACTTCTATCTTAGTCGCACTTAGAGTAAGTGATTTAGTTCCATGTTTTGCTCTATCACCAATTTGGATAGAACTAGCTTTAAGAACTATTTTATCTGCTTCTAATATAATAGTATCAGATGCACCTAAAGTAATATTACCCTGCGTAGAATCAAGTTCAAGATTTCCAGTATGAGATATCATCTTGACACCAGGCGTATCATTACTTCCCAATTCACCACCCTGAATTAATAAATCTCCACCAGTATCAAGTCTGGTATAATTTGTTTCATGATGAGCTAAGGTAAAATTAGCACCTATGTCATTAATACCTTTTAGTGCAAAAGCTTCTGGCCCAAACGCACTTTGTTGGAGATTACCAGTCTCCAGATAAAGCTTTGGTCCAAATATGTCTAATTTTCTAGCATCTTGTGGTCCTGACATATTACTTACCTATACAATCAATAACTTGAACGACCTCACCTTGTGGTCTAATCTTACTCATTACAGGTCTCAAAATAGCACCTACTCCCGTTTCACTATTAATATTTAGTTCGGGTAATCTATTGTATGGAATCTGTATCAATTGTTTTCCTCCAACAATTCTACCATTAGATATTATCAAATCAAAATTATCTAAAGTATCATCACCTGCATATGCCCTTCCAGCATTTTCGATAATAACCTTCTCAATAAACAAAGGAACTTCTTCATCCTGTGCAGGATAATTTGTACCTGGAGAAATTATAGTAATACTGGTAATTTGACCGTAAGTAGGAGATTTTGGATTCTTATCCACATGTGCCGTACCATATGCACCATAACCCTGATTACATTCATCATCAAATGCTATGACTGGATCACTGGTATATCCACCACCAGGATCTGTAATTTCAACACCTGCAATACTGGCAGTTCTCTTCACTGAAGCAAATATATCTTCCGTATCTATTCTTTTAATAAAATTACCAAGAATGGCACTACCAGCACCACCAGTTCCACCTCCACCAAAAATTTCTACTGTAGGGCCGCCACATGTGGGAGGATTTGAGGTATCACAAGGACTCATCCCTGCAGCTGCCGCAAGAGGACTTCCAAAAACATTCCATGAACCATACTTTTTCTCAAAATCGGTAAGAACCCCCGATGCTAAACCACTGACACCACCAGATGCCAATTCACTAAGACCACTGGCAAGAGCACCAGCAGTTGCCAGATCCTTAAGACCACTAGGAAGACCACCAGATGGTAACTTAGCAAGAGCACCAGATGCCAAATCCTTAAGACCACTTGGAATAGCATTTGGAAGAGCACCAGATGCTACACTGGTTAATTTATTTGTCAATGCACTTGCACTTGCCATTTTAGAGAAATTGCCAATAGTACTGAGAGCATTGGCACCTTTTCTAGATCCTTTACCAATTATATACTTACTACTAGAAGGACAACTTGGTCTATCATCACAAGAACTAAAAGCATCTGCTTTTTTTAAAATATCCATACCACCACCCAATACACCTTTAATATCAAACTTAAATCCTACAGGCCCTAAAATATTAGAAATCGGTCCAAGTAAAGGTGTAATTTGATTATCAAGATCATTCATAATAGTATTATTAATAGCACCCATCAGTTCTTGTGTAGCACATGAAGGAACATTAGTTGTATTTTTAACTGCTGCAGTTAATAAATCGGTTAGACTATCAACCATTCCATCTTGAATTTTAGATCCGACACAAAATACTTTATCAAGCATTCCCATCACCTTAGGAGCAAGACTCATTTGATTGGCAACGACAGTTCTAAGTGCTGCTGGCATTGGATAAGCCTTACTTACTTTAGCAAATTCCATTGCCTTAAATGCAGCCATTCCATCACCAATAGATTTTGATAACTTATCATTTAATGATCCAGTTGCTTTATTAACAAAGACATTCATAGAACGACTCATTACCTTTGCGGAATTTCTAATTTCACTTGTCATATCTAAGTTTAACCCAGATGCTAAACTACTGAAATTACCAACATTTACACCACTAAGTGCACCACTAAGTTCTCCAGTAGCAGCATCAAGTGCACCACTAAGTTCTCCAGTAGCAGCACTAAGTGCACCACTAAGTTGGGCCGTGGGTATCGTCGGTATCTGAAACGCAGGTCCTTGAATCTTATTAAATAAATTAGTCATATGTGCTTCCATCTTATCAAAGGTAGTATCTCTACATGGATTAGGTGGAATAATTATTTTTCCAGTCGTATTAGAATCTGATTTATTACACTCTTCTGCTGCTCTTATAAAAGCCTTTCTTTTTTCCTGCTCTTCTTCAGAAAGTTCATCTAAGGGTTTAGGATTTACATCTTTTAATTCTTCGGGAAATTTGTCCTTATATTCTTTGATTACATTTTGTAATTTTTCATTACGAGGATTTGCCTCTATTAAATCTTTTACTGCCTCACTAGTTTCTGCATCCATTTCTACAGGTGCAGTTGTTTTCTCTACCTCAACTACCCTGTCTAATTCTTCTGTTGGTACTTCTTCGGGTGTGTTAATTTGTTCTTTAAAACTTTGAGGATTATTTGCAACTTTATCTTCAAGGGCTTCCCTAATAACATTATTGAGTTCTGACGCTTCATTCTCAGCCTTAAGCTGATTCATGAGGGCCTTACCATCAACCTTCTTTGACGCATATACTTTTGTATCTCCTTCAGTCCTCGAAGGCCAATCTTCAACAACCTCTATATTATCAAGGATCTCTTGTGATGATACAACAGGAATGTTTTTATCTTGAGATTGATTTACAACAGAATTAACAACAGGTGTTTCTCTTAATACAGTGGTATCAGATGTACCAGATCTTGCAGTATTTAAATCAGTTCGCAGATTTGAAATCTGTTGGTACTTTCTGTGGTTCTCACGATCTTGGTAATCCAAGGCATTCCATTCCTGATTACTCAATCCACCTTGTGGTTTATCAGGATCGATTCCTTTTGCTCTTAATTGTCTTTCTCGTATTGATGACATAATAATATCCTCCTAGTTAATATTTATTGACCATATTTTGCAACTTTTTCTGCATTAGTTAGATTAACAAACGTATTATATTCCTCAAAAGAAACTACTTTACCATTAATATATGGAGTCCCAGTCTTCATATCAAACGAAGCAGATACATTTCTTTGTCTTGTGATTGAGTCTTTTTTAATCACAGTTCCTATTTCTGGTATAGGTCTTGGTTCAGGTGTTGGTGTTGGTTCAGGTGTTGGTGTTGGTTCAGGTGTTGGTGTTGGTTCAGGTGTTGGTTCAGGTCTTGGTGTTGATGTAGTATTAGATGTAGTATTAGATGTAGTATTAAACCTACCTTGCATCTCTGCCTTCTTCATTTCCCTACTAAGCAAATTACGATCTCTGGAACTCAAGTTATTATATTCCTGAGTAGTCAATCCACCTTGTAGTTTAGTAACATCGATTCCTTTCTTATTTAAGTATTTTTCTGACACACTTACTTTTCGTATTGGTTTAGGACTTGGTGTTGGTTCAGAAGTTCCACCTCTATCTAATTTTGGTGCAGTTCGTTCACCAGGATCCCCAGTTACTCTATCTAATTTTGGTGCCGTTCTTTCACTCCCAACAGTATCGGTAGGAGTACTATCAGTACTAGTTGGTACATTAACCATTTCATTAACATTACTACTTATTGGACCTAATATACCTGTACCAGTCTTTGCTTTTTTTATAGCAAGATTCTCATTTAATCTTTCTGAAAGATCTGGGGCTACACTACTAAGTTTATCACTAAGTTGGTCAGTAGCACCATCAAGTTTTTCAGTCACACCACCAAGTGAACCACTAAGTTGGTCAGTAGCATCACTAAGTTGCTCAGTAGCACCATCAAGTGCACCACTAAGTTGCTCAGTAGCACCATCAAGTGCACCACTAAGTTCATCACCAAGTTGATCACTAACTCCACTAAGTTTTTCACCTAAAGAATTTAATGCTTCTGGTTTAGGAATAGCACCTAAAGTTGGAATATCAGGCAACCCACTTTTTAATAATCCTTCAATATTAGGTTTATTTTTAGTCTTTGGAGTTGTAGTAGCTTTAGGACTACAAGGACCATGAGCTTCAGAACTTTCTTGTCTATCAAATAAACCAGCAGGGTGAGTTGATCCAACAAATCCACTTTTAGCTTCGAATCTACCTTTTCCATATTTAATACCTTCAGTTCTTCCTAAGACATTCATGATGACAGGATTTTGTCTTCTATCACCGTCTAAGAATTTACCAAGAACAACATCTCCTTGTGATATTGAAGGACGTTTTTGTCTATTTGCAGCACCAGTACCATCAGAAACCCCAAGAGCAACAATGGCAAAAACAATATCTTCATCTTTTATTGTGCTATCAGAAGGATGATTCCCCATGATTGCAACTCTATACCTATAACCAAATCCAGCATCACCGTCAATTTGATTTTTTTGAGACTTATATGGTAAAACCATACCAATCCATTCATTGGTACTCAATCCATAAAAGTCTAGATCAGATGTATTAGCCATTATCCTCCACCTCTGTTTGGATTACGTTTTATTGATCTATTTCCCTGACCCCTTCCCCTTTTTCTCCTTTTTTCAGATGTATTTTTAGAAAAATGTAACCCATAAGAATCACGAATTAAAGTTAATGAAGTAACAGATTTTTCTGCCTCAAAATAATGACAAAGAGATTGAATTATATAATGACCACTTGCCTTTTGATCAGGGCCTTGCTCCTTCTTCTCAGTTATATCCTCAATCTCAAGACGTATAACATCTCCTGCTTCCAAATCAGTATTGCAAGGAATTGTTATAGAATGGGATTGAGAAAATAGTAGATTATATCTGGTGGTTGCAGCAGCATAATAGAGTTCTGGACTATTATTTGGGTCAATATTTTCTTTCTCACCACCAATATTTAACACAGCAGTCTGTACTCTATGAAACTTATTACCTTTCTTAAAATTTTCATCTAGAATACTTGGAACATCTGGTGTCTTACCTAAAGTGGAAAATTTAGGATTTTTAAATAATTTTGGTTCTGCTACTGTAATGTCAATTTCAGTAAATTGATAAGTTGCTGGATTAAAAAAGATAGTCTTATTCGCATATACACCAGATCTAATCTGTTTTGTAAGATTTTGATCTTTTTTTACAGTTAATGAATTTATTTTATAATCATTCTTATCATCCTTTGTTTGTTGTGATGCCTGAACCTTACCATCATAAAAGTATGTTTTATCATATGGTTCAGCATTAATAATACTATCTGCAGAAACATAATTAAAACCACTCTTAGTCTCAAATCCAAAATAACCAGGATTTGCAGTATTTTGAGGAATAGTTTGTTTTGCCAACATAGCAATCAAATCAAAAGGTCTCTTCGTCATTCCAGAAAATGAATAAGAATTACTAGAGTCATCAACATTAATTTTATCATCATCAAGTCCTAAATTGGATTTAACAATATTCTTTACAGATTCTGAAATTTTTCCTCTATAACATGCTGTAACTCTTTCTGTATTATTCACCCACCCAAGTTTTGATACCAATCTCAATTGAATGATTTCTGAATTGGATTTTTTATCTATTACCTGAACCTCATTGACATATAATCTCTTATATGCATCCTTTTTAGATGAAAAATCTAAACCCTTTCCTATTGTATCTTTAATTTTAAAGAAAACTTCACAACCAGCCTCAAGAGGAAGAGCAGTATGTAAAGAACCCGTTCTTTCTTGAGTATCTTCTTGAGATGTAGCAGCAGCAGATGTTGATATAATAGTTACTATACCAGTTACAAAAGGTGATAGTATATTTTCATAATAATAAATGTTTCCGACTCTAAATTGTGCTGCATATATATCCACTTCATTTTTACCATCGGCAGATCTTATCTTAAAGACCTCATATATTGATCCTTGTCCTGACATTATGGTAACCTCTGATTTTCTGAATTATTCGAAGACATTACTGGAGCAGGAGTTTCTAATGTACCACCAGCAGATCCTGTACTACTACCTGTAGACTTAGAAACTTCTATAGGAACAACAACAGTATTGACATTTTTCTTTTTACCATTACCCTTTAAGTCCTTAGAAACACTTTTAATTTTATTTATTGCAGTACTAGCAGATTGTAAAGGGAGTTTCCTCTTCTTCTCTTCACTACCACCACCCTTCTTCTCACCGTTTACAAGACCTTTAGGAGTTACCCCCGAAAGAGGTGAAGATGATGCAGCAGAACTATCAGATCCTCCTTCATCTTTAGGTTCAAGATCTGGGGTTTCGGTTTCTGGACTAGAAATTTCTGCTGTATCATTATCAGGTTCCTCTAAATCAACAGTCTCTTCTTCTGTTTCATTTATAACTATTTCCTCACCATCCGCATTTACTGCACTAAATTCTTGCTCTTCACCACCAACCTTCTTTTTAGTTTTATCATCCTTATTAATACCAAAGACTTTAAGTAGTGGTTTTAAAAACCAAAAAACAAGTCCAAAGGCTTTTTTAAGTGCTCCCCAAGCAAACGATAAAATTGGTTTTGCAATATCCCAAGCACTCTTTAAAGATTTTATGATTGTTGGCAATTTAGTCACAACCCACCCCATCACAAGAGATCCAAAAAAATTACCTATCCTAGCTCCAATAGGCATAACCATACCCTTTACATTTCCAAGTATAGATCTCATAGGGCCTTTCTTACTACCCTTAGATTCGACTTTTTTCTCAGCAAATGATCTTTCAGCCTGTAATGATTGACGACGCTGTAAGACTGCCTTTCTAAGTTTTAATCTATTCACAGTAGAAGTACGTTCGACTAAAACACTTCGAATATTTACAGCAGTAATCTTTAATTGTTTAGTTTGTGATATGCCCATTAATCAGTTATCCCCACCTGCTCTTTTGTAAATTCTGTGTAAGTATTAGAAAGATCTTCAGATCCAACATTAGGAGTAGAATCTCCACCAACATTTCCACCATTAACTGCAGCATCAGCTCTATCACCAAGTTTCACTGTATCCATAACTGTGGTCGTATCACCTTCCTCAGGAGGTGTCAAATCTGTAGACTGAACATCTTTACTGAAATCCATCTTAGATGCTTGATTAGCAACATCAGTATATTCACTAACAACACCTTCAACCTCTGCATCCTTATCCCCTCCTTTACCCGTAGGTTTATTGCCAAAAATCATATCATATATGGCACCACCCAACATATCACCACCCATACCTCCAAGCCAACCACCAAGAGCAGTTCCAACAAAAGGAATTGGAATTAATGTTCCAATAAGACCACCTAACCATAATCCTAAACCAGCACCAATTGCTTTAAATGCTGCTTTTCCTATGGGTTCTTTAAATACAAAAACATTTAGAGCAAAGTCAAGTAATGCTCCGATAAGTGGAATCTTCTTCACAACAGGACTAATAAATTTCTTTGCAAACTTAAGTAGTTGCTTAGTACCACCTTTACCAAGAGCACCAGTTACTCCCTTTCTTGCTAAATTTGTTATCGTACCTCTTGCAAATTTTCCACCTAAACCTTTAACTGCATCCTTACCAAATCTCTGCTGAGCCTTTTTAAGTCCATGTCTTCGTATATATCTCCTCATCGTTTTGTTCATCTTAAGTTTTGCCTTTTTAGACAGTCCACCAAGAGGAGGTGTCTTTTTCGGTATTAAAGCTTTCATCGCTTTACTAATTAATAACTGAGGACCAAATACCATGCCAAGGAATCCAGGAACTATTAGTTTAGAACCATGCTTTTCTAAGAAATTAAAGAATCCTTGTACTTTTCCTTTATTATTACTCAACCATTTAAGTGCTTTATTAGCAAGCCATCCCTTTGCTAATGCACCAAAGAAACCAAATATCTTACCAAAAATACCTTGTACTGGTTTAGTGACCTTATCAAATGCCTTTCCTACAGTCTTACCAAATTTGTTTACAGATTCTATCGAAGACTCTGCTGTAGTTCTTCTACTCGAATCAGTGCCCTCCCTCATCGATGCTATTTCTGATTTCTCTTGAGATATCCTATTTGCAAAATCAAGTGATAATGCATTACCAATATCCTGTAATATTGAATTTACTTCTGCTAATGATTGATCATTCTTCCTTATCTGAAGAATTCTTTTAATAGTACTAATCTTTTTCTCATTATTAGCAACTCTTTTCTCTAAATTATTATCCTGTGCAGAATCAGAATCATTTTCTCTCACTGCCAAATCAAGACTATCTGCAATATCAGGTTCCTTAGAAGCAAAAGGACTAGAACTTGCACCTATTTTTGCTCCTGATTTTTGAATTGGAGCAAGAGCACTTGAACTTGCATTTATTTTTCTCTTAGATGCTCTAAATGCTGCTATTCTATCACCACTAGATAAATATTCACCACTATCAGTAGTTCCAGAACTCCATATAGGTTCCTTACTTATTTTTTTAGGTCTGGGTTTACCAATACTAGAAGCAACATTACGCATTCCAGTCCTAACACCAGCCCTAGCAGTACCTTTTAGAGCACTTCTACCAACATTTGCCAAAGCACCTTTTGTTCCCGACTTTACAATCGTTGATGATGCTACTCTAACTAGTGCTCCCCATGCCATCTTATTTTAACTTCCTCCTTTTTGCTGATGTTTTAAGTTTTCTTCTTCGATATATTGTTGTAGAAGTGAGACATAAACTTCCCTTTCCCAAGGTATCATGTTTTCTAACTCCGTTAAGCTATATTTATGATGTTGCATGAGGGCAAAATTTGTCCGATAAAAATTCTCTAGACTCTCATGAGCTAGAGCTAACTGAAAAAAGATGCTAAACCCTCCAATACAACTGTACTTTCTACTTTTGTCTCAGGATTAGTTACTTTAATATTATGAGTCAATTTTGGCATAGTAGCAAAAAAGTTTTCTACTTGCTTAAATTGCTTAGAGTTCATAGATTCGACAAAATCTCTCAACTCCTTTTTTGTACATTCAGAAGCTTCCCATGCTTCATCTTGGTTATATACTTGTCCTATACAAGTCATAATAACCTCTAAGGATTCATCAACCTGACTTTGATCAGTATTAGTATCAAAATTAGCCTCAATAAATTGATTAAGAGAAGGGTAATTCATCTGAACAGATAAATCATCATCTAATTTAATAATATTAGTATGTTCTGGATCTCTTTTAATTTTGATAGAATCAATGTCAATTTGCATTTGAACCTGTGTCTTTCCATCATCTGGACAGGTTACATTTACTTCGACACTTTCACCAACAGATTTTGCACGAACATTTAAAAACAAATATTCTATATCAAAAGTTGCTAGTTTATCAATTTTAATGCCTCTACTTAAAATGCAAGTACTAAGAACATCTTTGATTGCAGTAGTAATTTGCTTTGTATCCTCAGATTCCAATGCCATGATTAGAATCTTTTCTTCCCGAACTAAAAAAGGTCTATATTTAACTTTTTTACCACTAGAAGGTAATACCAACTCATAAGTAGGTGCAGAAATTTTTGGTAATGGCATAATAAATTATAACAATTCGTATAGTATATATGGAGCTTTATTTGACAATATAACGGTCATATGCAAATTGAACCGTGACCTTTGTTAAATCAGCACCTCCATACTGAACAGGTATGGATGTCATACCCTTGGGAAATGCATTCATAAATTCATAGGTTAAAGATTTAGCATTTAAATCATTACTATAATTTCTTTCAAATTTAGAAATTTCCAGTATACCACATTTATATCCAATCTTTCCACCGTTCATCGGATAATTAAACCTTCTGTAATAATTTTGATCTTGAACACCATTTGTATCATTATCAACTCCAGAAATATAATCCATCCAACCCTCAAAGAATTTTAGTGTATTATAATTTTGATCAACATAGAAAGTAAAATCACTGTCTATGTATATTCTTGTATGAGCAAACTGTTGAGTAATACCATGAAAATTATCTTTTACTTCTGATGTAGCAAATGAACTCGTCGGCAAAGTTGCTTCCGAACACATTATTCCAATATCCTTACCTGTAGCATAGTTATTAGGAACATTATAAGATCTACCCAAGTATCCTGCTAAATCTCCAGTAATTCCAGATATGTTGACTTGATATTGATTATTCAAAGACAACTTACTAATGTCCATTTTAGTAAGTGCACTCATCTTAAAATTTTGAATAAGACCTGCCACTCTAAATACCTTATATTAATATTATATTATAAAGTATTTAGATGTCTTATAAAGGAAGATATCAACCGAATAATCCATTAAAGTATAAAGGTAACTTTCGGAACATCATTTACCGTTCTCTATGGGAACTTAAATTCATGAAATATTGTGATAGCAATCCCAATATTCTGGAATGGGGAAGTGAGGAGTTTTGTCTTCCTTATAGATCTCCTTTGGATAATAAAGTTCATAGATACTTTCCAGATTTCTATATTAAAGTCAAAGAAAATACTGGAAAGATTAAAAAATATATTATTGAGGTCAAACCTCAAAGACAATGTATGGAACCAAAACCACAAAAAAAGAAAACACGAACCTATATTTACGAAGTTCGTGAGTATGCAAAGAATCAAGCAAAATGGAAGGCAGCTGAAGAGTACTGTCTTGATAGAGGATATGAATTTAAGATATTGACAGAAAAAGAATTAGGTATTGCAAAATGAGTCGCATAAGAACTGTAAGAGATAATCTAATTGGAACAGAGGATCCAGATGATTTAATGATAGAACTAATGGATGCACTTGGTAGTAGTGAATCTTCACGTCCAGATGTAGGAAAATATTATATTTTTGTATATGCACCCAAAACTCCCAATCTTCGTTATGATCAAAATCCATTAGTTGCGGTCACACAAATTTTTCCATGGGGATTTCGTGGTGTAAATTTTCATTGGAATGATTATCGTCAATATACATGGGGTGAGGTTGTTGGACAGATATATGAAGTCTTCTCTGAAGAACTAAATGACATTGATGGAATACCTTTCCAAAAATTTCGTCTAAATAGTTAAAAATATAGGTCGATAATGGCAAAAGTTGCAATTAGAAACAGACGTGGAAGAATCACTGGTTATAAAGATAGTGATACTGGAGAATACACTAAGAAAGAAACAAAATACACTGTAGATCCCAATAAAAAACAAATGGGCAGAGGTGTTAATAAAGCAAAGCAGGATGCAAAAAATAAACAAAAAAATCAACAAAAAAATCTTAATGAAATTACTAGGAGACCACCAAAGAAAGGTGCACCTGAACCTCTACCAAAAAATCTAAGATATCCATTTAGTGCCATTGATAATACAATGGATTTCATTAAATTTACAGTCTGTAGATATAAAAGAAATCAAAATAAAATGGAGGGAGATAATTCAAGTAGTTATGTCACAAGAGATGATAAAGACCTAATGGGTACTATATTGGGAGATATTATTCTTCCCATACCAGCACAACTTAGTGATACAAATACTGCAAACTATGGTTCCAGTAATATGAACTTCATGCAAGAAGCAGGAATGGATGTTGGTAAGGCTCTATTAGATCAAGGAGGAACGAGTAAAGCTGGTCAAGCAGTTAATAGAATGGTTGAAGGATTAACTAGTAAACAGGGAAGTAAAGCAATAAGTAATTTTTTTGGTGCACAAGCAGTTAATGCCTTCGGTGGAAATCTAAATCCTGCTCAAGTTATAGCAAGAGGAACTGGTGCTGTCATAAATCCAAATATGGAATTATTATTCTCTGGTCCATCATTGAGAAATTTTTCATATTCATTTAAATTAACACCAAGATTTGAGCAAGAAGCAAATACTGTTAGAACTATTATTAAGGCATTTAAAAGAAATATGGCTCCGAAAGGTGCAGGTGGAGATTTCTTAAAAACACCTAATATATTTCAGATTGAATATCTATATCAAGGAAAACCTCATCCATATTTAAATAGAATTAAATTGTGTGCTCTGACAAATGTAGCAACAAATTATACGGGAGATGGAACATATGCGACCTATGGTGATGGTTCTCCAATTTCCATGCAATTAAACCTTACATTCTCAGAACTCACACCAATATTTAATGAAGATTATGAAGCATATTCAGATACATCAGACGGAGTAGGTTACTAAAATGGGTTATTTCAGAGAACTACCAAACGTAGAATATCAATCTTTTCTATCAGATAGTCTTTCATCACAAAGTTATCTGACGGTTAAGAACTTATTCAGAAGAAACAAACTACGTGATGATTTACAAAATGTCTTCACAATCTTCGATAAGTATGAAATTATAGAAGGTGCAAGACCTGATACCGTGGCAGAAGAATATTATGGTGATGCAGAATTAGACTGGGTTGTTTTAATTACTGCTGGTATCATTAATGTAAGAGATGAATGGCCTCTCTCAAATAGAGAATTATATAATTATGCAAATGAAATTCATGGTAATAGTCTAAATTCTGTAAGATATTATAAGACTACAGAAGTAAAAGATTCCCTCGGAAGATTAATTCTCCCTAAAGGTAAAGTAGTTGATGGTAATTTTACAATACCAAAACCAGATACTTCCAACGAAGAAACGGCATCTTTAAATCCAGTGATTGGTGTATCTAATTGGGAATATGAAGTTCTAAAAAATAATAAAAAATCATCAATATATTTACTCAAAATAAATTATTTACAACAATTCTTAAATGATATGAGAGATATTATGGTATATCAAAAATCTTCTGAAAGGATTAATGATAAATTAATACGAACGGAAAATACAAGGGTTTCTATGCCAGTATAAAAAAGGGGGTCGTGAGACCCCCTTTCTTGTGTTATTCTGCAGCTAATTGCTGAAAGTATGATAGTGCATCATCTTCATCATCAGTGCTAGAACTAGGTGTAGAAACAGCAGCAGTAACTAATTGTTCTGCAGAACCACGTTCTTCTTCATCTGCTACTTCAGGATCTTGACGTACTTGTGCTTTATTGCCAAGAACATAACCAAGACGCTTCTTCAGTTCATCATAAGATTTAAACTGATCTGCAGCAACAAACTCTTGAAGAGAATTTTCTTTCTTCCAGAGTCCTTCTAATGCATCATCGTCATCTAATAGAGGACTTTGAGCAGCAAACTCAGAAGAGTCATAGTTTCTATAACCAGCAACGTTCTTTGC